GGCATCAGTCATCAAAATACTTTTCAATAACCTCAAGACGTTCTTCCTCTTTTGCAATCAAATCAATTTGATCTTGAATAGCGCCGAGTACATCTGGATGCTCACCAATACCCACAGGATTTTTGAGATAAACTTCAACGTTCATCTTTGCTTTTTTGATATTCCCAATAGCAAGTGCCTTGAGAGCTTCTAACATTTCTCTTCTCATGCTTCCCCGTTAAGAAGTTCAACTGTATATTCATACCCATTATCTATAACATCATCGTGTAGGTTAGCAATATCTTGCAGACCTTCTACTGAATACCAGGGTGCTGTTTCCCAATCAAATCCACTTCCAAAAGTATTGTCGGCATCAACAATATACCAGTGGCAGGATGAGTCAGGGACATCAACGGCACAGTGAGACCAATCGTCAGACCATTGAGGAACCTGTATCCATAATGTTACCGCGAGGAAAAAATTTAGAAAACTCATTTAAGAAATTTTTTAAAAGCAAAAAGAGCACCAAGAATAATGATTACAAATGCAACATTATTAAATGTGAGAACAGAAACATCCCCAACTTTAACTGGACCTACCTCTATGTCTGAGGGTTGAGAGATAGTCTGTTCGATCTGTAAACCTTGGATATCGGTTCCCTCTGGCGCGTTTATCGTTATGTTCTTCGTCATCCCACCAACGTACCATGGGCACGACGAATTTCACGTAATTCTTCAAAGTTCTTTTGCTTAGTACCACCATCATACGCCCAAGCATATCCCTCGTCAATCATCGATTCATTTAAAGAGAGGGTGGCATCACCGATGTATAACCAACCGAGTAACCTGCCATATTTACCCATACCACCAACCAACTCAGTACGAATAATAAGATCATCATCCCCAGCAATGGCACCTTCCAATCTAGCTTTGAGCCAATTCGTCGCATCGATACCCAACTCCTTTTCTTCAAGGTCTCTAGTACGCTTTTCTGGCGTATCTACACCGGCAATTCTAACACGTTCTTTCTTGAATAAGTCAAATCCTAAATCAATCGTAACATCAATCGTGTCCCCGTCCAGGACTCTGTTGATCTCCACTACTCGGAAGTTGTAACAACTCTTCCTGTTTGGGGGTGTCATCGCTCCCATGTTCTTCTCGTTCATCAATGCCTAGTATATAGACAATAATGTATACAACTCCAGCAAGGAGTATCACCATCATCCAGATGATACTCCAGGTTACTCCATTGGGATCTTCAAGCGGGCGAAGAAAGAGTTCCATTTATTGTCTCCATCGCTTGTTCTAACTCACGGGCATGTTCTAGTTCATCATTTAAAATTTCTAAAATTTTATCATCAGGACCATTGTATGCAAGATACTTAGCATACGTTTCTGCTGCATGAATCTCTACCTCGTAGGAGAGATGGTAAGCAGACCTAGGAGCCACCCAGTAATAAACCACATTGACCCAATAGTAGATAAGTACAAGGTGTCTGGCGAAAGCGCGATCCACCCAATAAGCAGAACCGCCCCTAGATTCCATGTATTCCAGATGTTCTGTTTCGTTAAGAGTTTGAGCAAAATGTTCCTCCATCAGATAGATGCAACACACTAAGAAAAGCAAAGTAGGGTGCCCTAGCAATTTCTTCAAGCACCCAGAATCTTTGATAGTCTCTGCCTTGATATAAGAAATCAATGATTGCTACTGTAATGTTTAAAGTAACTTCATTGAATTTTTTCATTATTTTACATGTATTGTTCCAATCATACCTGCCCCCTGGTGAGGACCACAGAAGAAATCATAATCTCCTGCATCGGCAAATTTAATGTCCTGAGATTCTCCGGGACTAAACATTAGTGACTCTCTTGAGAGATCGGCACGTCCATCAACAATAATATTGTGAGGTGGAAGCATACCGTTCACAAAGTGAACTGTCTCTCCTACATTGATTGTAATGTCAGATGGATCAAAAATCAAGTTCCCATTTGATCCCATTGTAACATCTACTGCCCATGCTGGAGCAGCAAGAAATAATGTAGCAAGAAGTCCAAAAATAAACTTCATATAGGTTTCGTACAACTACACTATCTAGTTAATTTTGCTCAGTTTGTAAACTCTATTGTTAGCAATCACTAATTATAGAATTGACTTGGGATCCTGCCTCAGAACCAAGGTTTTGTCCCAAAAGTAATGCCCAACCAGATGCCAACCATCCAATGTAAGGGATACTAGAAGCAACAGGAACTGCTACACCAGCAGCAATACTAGTTCCTGCCATTGCACCTTGTGACCGTGCTCCAGCGTCCGCCGCGATGCACTCTAGTTCTTTTGCACTCTTTCCCTCATCGCCTGAGGCGACACCTCCCATATTCCTCACACCTTCCATGGTATATTCATCTCGACGATACTCTGATCTAGTTTCAGATTTTTTGTTACCAAAGAAACCAGAACTTTGTTTGTCCAAATCTAAGGATCTCTGTGACTCAAGAATTTTAGGATCGTTTGCGCGATATTCAATACTATAACCTTCCTTATCTGCTTCAATCTTATATGAGGAATACGGAGTACCGCGTGGGATGTTAATAGTCGGAACCTGAACTGTATTAGGTTCTCGTCTAACCAAATGTCCCAACACACCAATGTGTGCGATTGCTACTATACTACCAACACCAATGGCAGTCCACTTAAGATAAGGTTTCGATTTCATATCACATTTTGTAGGGTTCTTGGTCTGTAACGATTTTGATTGGTCCCTGCTCAACTCTGATAGTTTGGGCAGGGGCAGTTTCTTTTGCAGCAGCGATCAACCTTTCAAGGTCTGCCTTGGTAATACTACCAGGACCACCAGCAGCAGCACCACCATTAGCACCGTTCATCTTCATAGTACCGTCGCCAGACTTCTTCGCCGTCTGAACCCCGAACGTAGCTAAAACCCCAGTGAACACGCTGGCTATGAAAGTCGGATCGATCTTCTGCTGTGGCAATCCAGGGATAGTCACATAGTTAAGAGTAAGAATACCACCAGACCAAACTAGAATACCCAGTCTTACTAATGTACTGAGGACCGCTAGTTGTTCATCGGCATCCTCAACTTTATCTTTGAGTCTGCCAAGGGGACCTTTCTTTTTAGATTCTTCCTTCTTTACTTCTTCAGACATGAATCACCAGCAGAGGCTCCTTTATTTAGGGATTGAGGTTTTCTACTGTGATGTTAGTATGTTTGATGCTGTTGTATCTTTTACAAAGGGCATCGCTTGATTCGTGCTCCCACCTATGATATGCATTTTTTAAATGGTTGATGTACTCTGTCCCTCCGGCACCGACCATTTCATCGGCAACAATGGACTTTATTAATACATCCCTAGTTAAAGATGTCATATGTGAATACTTGTTTTCCAACAACAAACCCTACATCGTAAGACTTAAAGGATTGGTTCAAAGAATTTGTCTTGGGTGGTTTAGTCCTATATGCTTCTGGACTGGTATTATTTAGACAGGAAACCATTTTCTACCAACCATTCACGAGTCATTGGTGTAGGATCATAATCAGACCACATAGTTCCTGCAGCACAAGACTGAAGTGCTTTTAAAGTCATGCCTTCAGTTCTACCTGCCCAGGTTGCTTCTTTCTCCCAGGGAATAGCAGAGGGTTGGAATACGTATGCTCTCCGTGCCATCTCCTGCCACATCTCAGGAACATCATCCTCATTATGAATGATAGCAATCATATTGTTTTTAATTGTGCCTGCCATACAATCCTGTGCAGCATGCCATCCTTCATGACGCATCACACTCATCAGTACACCAGGGCGTTTCATAAACGCCCTATTCAAAAAGAAATTATTACCTACAGTATGATAAACTCCACGATGACCAACGGGAAAATATTTTTCATCTGCTAAAAACACGTTAACTCCGACCCGATTAAGGGCGACAAGCATATTGTTGAATTCGATAGCAACAGGATAAAAATCGTCAGTATTGGGATACTCACTAGAAATATCCAAAAGACTAGAGACTTTGTTGACTCCATCGGTACACTCTCGAAGTAACATGCACCCCATAGAATGGTTACTATAGTATTCGTTATCTTTTAGGGGGTCTGAAAGGGCAGGCAGGGCAACCGCTGCCGCAGCAACCAGGGACGCAATAATTTTTTTCATAATGAGAGATCAAAAGGGAAGAGCAACACCACTTGTAGAAGGAATAGCGCCGCCAGTAGCAGAAGGAAGTTCAGGTAAAGCAGAATCCATCATTCCTGGAAGTGCTTCTGCAATCGCTTCTGTTGCTGCTTTAGCAACATTTTCTTTTACCTGCTCAACAATAGCATCTCGACGAAGATAAACAACCGCTCCTCCACCGATAATACCTGCAGTTCCTACAAACGATAGAACTGCTAAAACATTAATTACTTTTTGCATAATAAGCCTCGTAGTATTTTACAATCCCCGCAGTGTGCATGTTGCCTTGAGACACCCAGTCCTGAGCACACTCATAGATTGATTGACTGGAATATTTAGGACGTGGACCATCCATTTGACCTCCAAATTTTGAGAGAAGGATTTTTAATGCTTGATCACGCACTTTCATTTT